GCCATTCCCCGAATAAAGGCGCTCTATCTTTCCAGTATATCCATGAGCCATCACTTTGCTTACTTCTTATATAAGAGCGACAACAAAACGTCACGTTCCCTGCAAAATCTGCACTTTCTGGATGTGCAGTTACATTACTATTTCTATCATTAAAAGCTGTATCTATCCGCATAAGGTACATCTCACCCTGCTGATCTGAGCTGTATATAGGGTCGCGATCAGTGCCGCCCACTCTTTGGTATTGAATCCATACGTCATTATTCGCACCATCATTATCTACATTACTTCTATAGCCGGAAGCTCTCCCCCAAGATTCATCGCTAAATTTTCTTAAAGGAATAGATTGTCCGGGCTCTAATTTAAAGATTTGCTTATGCCAATATTCTTTATTCTTACCTTCAACTTCTGTCCCCCCTGATCCAAACCAGCCAGCAGAATCTTTAACCCAGAAATACTGGCCGGTGTTGTATCGTCTTGGGTTACGGAACTTTCTTTTATCTCTATTGAGTGGGCCTCCTATTTTAAAAGCACTGTCTTTGCCGACTCTTGTTGCGGAGTGGCTACTGAATTCCCAGTCGCCATCCTGCGTCTCGTCAGGAACAAACCATTCTACTACCCACTCCATTTCGGAACTCACTTGTTGCATTTCTGGGGCAAGTGATGCGAAAGGCCCTACCTCTAGCTTTACATACTTATCTGATTTTTCTATTAATTTACAATTATGGGTCAGGGACGCATCTTGAACAGTGGGAAAATCTCGAGTACTACGGTTTATATTAGTGGGACTATTTCCTTTTGTCATTTTTATAGGTTGACCGTCGGATATTGCCGAGGCAATAGCCTCATTAGAGACTTCAAACTCTAAATCCACACTATATCTTTCTGGATCTCTTATTCTGTCAAAATAAAATTTAATCTCAGCGCTTCTTGCGAAATTCATCTCATTATCCTTCACTCTAAAATGCGCTAGAGGAGTTACTTCAATTCTAGCTATTCCCTCCATTTTATTTTTATTATTGGATCGTTGAACGCTTCCGCTTTGGGTTTTTATATAGCTTCCTCGGTATGTGGGATTACCTTTGCTAGGTCGAGTAAAGTCCATCGTTAAATTTACCTCGCCCGGATCGATTTTTATATCCCACCACGCTCTGTAGGCTAATGAACTTTCGTTTATAGTCTGTAGACTCCTTTCTTTTAGAAAGATGGGTGAGCCATTAGCCGTTGCGAATTCACTATACGTTGGAGTGCTCCACTTTACAGGGTTACGTACTCCGCCTTCTCCTTCGTTCCATACTTTTGTAGGGGTCCGTGAAAATTTAAGGGTCCCGTCAGTCAGAATAGTGGGAACTGCTTGACGGGGATCAAGGACGGTTTTACTGCCGTCTATAGGGTCAACGTATACACCCGGAATAGTGCTGGTGGTATTGCTTTGCGCGTCGGTATCAGGAATAATGGATGTTGTTTTTGGGCTGTTGTCTGCATTAAAATGTTGTAAGTAAGACAGCGAGTCAAAGAAGGCAATAGTTAAATGGATATTTTGCACGTTAGCCGCTGCTATTTTAGGAAAATTAATAACAAGTCTTGACGCATCAGTAGCGTCATTAAAGAGGTGATAATATCTATAGATAGTACAGTTGTTAGGAGCCGTAACCTCATCATTTAATTTTGCAGGAGAATCTGCGTAAGATTCAGGATCTGAGCTAGTGGTATATTTTACGTTGCCTTGTAGGCCAAATTTCGACGACTCTCCAATGTTCTGTTCTTTAATTGCAAAAAATGGAGCTTTATTATTAGGATTAAACATCATCAATCCATTTTGAGCTGCAGTATTTGATTCCAC